GAACAAACTATCAGTGACTATAATAAAAGCGTAAGTGAAACATAAGTTTCAATACGGAGGCAAATCATGAGAACAAAAGATCAAGGCACAATCGCCGATATAGAGAAGTACGTTTGCGAGTTCAACGATCGGTACGGATACTCCCCGACCATTCAGGAGATCGCGGACGGCGTCGGCGTCTCGAAAGCCACTGCGTACAGGTATGTCAATAAGATGTGCGAAGACGGAATCTTCGACACGGCTGGCAGGCGGAGCATCACTTCGGCAAAGACGAAGGTGCAGTCGATCCGTGTCCCCGTCCTCGGAACCATCGCCTGCGGCATTCCGAAGTTCGCAGAGGAAAACATCGAGGAATACGTCAAGTTACCTGTTTCGCTTTTCGGCAAGGGGAATTTCTTCATTCTCCGCGCCTACGGTGACAGCATGATCGAAGCAGGCATTGAGGACGGAGACCTCGTGCTGATCCGCCAGCAGAACTATGCAGACGAAGGTCAGATCGTCGTCGCGCTGATCGATGATGACGCAACGCTGAAAAGATTCTATCCGGAGCCGCAGAAGCATCGCATCCGGCTGCATCCCGAAAACTCGCACATGGACGATATCATCGTCGATCACTGCGAAATCCAAGGCGTAGCCGTAAAGGTGCTCAAGGATCTGGAATAAACGGAGTGAGCCCACATGGAAAAAGAACGCACCTACTACTGCATCGACATGAAAACCTTTTACGCGTCGGTAGAGTGTGCGGAGCGTGGGTATAATCCATTCGAAACGAATCTCGTCGTAGCAGATCTATCACGCGGAACGAATGCCCTGTGCCTTGCTATTACCCCGAAGATGAAGGCACAGGGTATAAAAAACCGCTGTCGGCTGTCGGAAATTCCCAGAGGCGTTAGATACGAGGTCGCCCCGCCCCGCATGGCGCTGTACATCGAATACGCAGCAGACATCTACTCGCTGTATCTGGATTACTTCGATCCGCAGGACATCCACGTTTACAGCATCGACGAGGCGTTTATAGACGTGACCGAGTACCTTCCCTACGAAGGTAGGGACAAGTTCGAGCTCGCCAAATTCCTGATGAATGAGATAGCGGACAGATATCACATTCCATCGACGGCAGGCATCGGAACGAACCTGTACCTCGCAAAGATCGCACTCGACATCACGGCAAAGCACGCCAGAGACCACATCGGATATCTGGACGAAGAAACATACAGGCGAACACTCTGGGATCACCGCCCGATCACAGACTTCTGGATGGTGGCGGGAGGCACGGCTCGCAGGCTGGAACGGTACGGTGTGTACGACATGCGCGGCGTGACCCAGATGGACACTTCGCTCGCCTACAAGATCTTCGGAAAGAACGCAGAACTCCTGATCGACCATGCGTGGGGACGCGAAAGCTGCCTCATATCCGATATCAAGGGCTACAAAAGCAAAACCAAGTCGGTGTCCTTCTCGCAGATCCTGCCCCGGGATTATTCATATAAGGAAGCGCGTACCGTTATACACGAGATGGCTCTCAACGGTGCAGCGGAACTGATGAAGCGGAAGGTCATCACGAACAAGGTGGCAATCTTCGTCGGCTATACGCACGATGAACGCCCGCCTACAAAAGGCGGCGCGAAGCTGGACGTCACGACAAATCTCGCGTCGTTTCTGGTCGAAGCGACGTTGGCGCTGTACGAGAAGACAACGGATCACACCACTCCGATCCGGCGTCTCGGGATCGCCTTCGAAAATGTTTGTGACGAAGGCTGCGAAGGATATAACTTGTTCACGGATTTTGCGGCGGTAGAAAAAGAACGGACTCTGCAGCACACGATACTCGGTATCAACGAGAAGTTTGGCAAGAACGCAGTGCTCACAGGTGTGAACTATATGCCGGAAGGAACACAGCGAGAACGAAACGGTTTTATAGGAGGACACAGAGCAGGATATGATGACAAGAGCCGAAAGGGCTAAGCTCTTCGCCCCGTTCGACGCAATGAAGGGACTGCAAGAAGCCCTGCGGGATCGTGAAGAACGGCACTTGCGTGTCGAGAAGCACGAGATCAGCGAGGAAACGGCGGAACGCAACTCCCGCATCATAATGAAGCTGGAACGAGGCATGAAGATCGAGGTCTATTATTATTGCGCTTTTCACGATGTCAGAAAGCGCGGTAAGGTTACCGAAGTTGACATCACATTCAAAAAACTAAAGCTCGATAGCGAGTGGATCTGGTTTGACGATATCTATTCGCTGAAGATTATGGAATATAAATAACGGAGGTCACACGGTGAAACAGTACGACGTAAAGTGCCCGATTTGCGGCACATGGAATAGAGGGCTTTTCCTCGACGAAACAGATGGTTGGATGGAATGCGAACATTGCGGAAATGAAACGCAGGACGGTGAGTATCGGAAGAAACACACCAGACTGGTGCCGGTATTCCGCATGGATCAGATCCCGCAGCTCGTAGCGGCACAGGAGGCAGTAAGATGAAGTACAATTACGCTTGTTGCTGCGGCGACGAAATCGGTAAAAAAGCACGGTGGTTTCCGAAGGTGCACTGGTGCAAGACATGCAAGGCGCTGCATATCTACAGGCGTACCCACGAAGGACTGTATATCAAATTACGGTTCTTCAGAAGACCGGAATCCTCCCATGAAGGCAGCGCTTCGAAGGAAGCGTCGGAAAGCGCATATATAGGCACAGTTCAGTGCTGAAGGAGGAAGACGGATGGGAGAAACCGCAAAGAAACTTTATGCTTGCTGTCCGGTATGTACGAGAACGATTGGAAAATCAAAACGCATTGACGGCTTGGAAATGCCGTGCCCGAAATGCGGTAGTCCACTCAAAATCACGATCGACGAAGAAAACGGAGTCTCGGTAAAACTCGTTGAGGAAGAACCGGAGCTCGTCACATCAAAAACAAAATAAAGAGTCTGCGACGTCGCGTAGTGTTGTAACCGGCTGAGTATCGGTAGGAACACCGGACAGAACAGGAAATCTGCAAGGATTATAATTGGCTCAGAATCAATAGGCTTCCGGCAGATAGGTTATCCAGACAAGGGATAATTCTATCTGCCGGTATTTTTATGCCCGCCAAGGTAGGAATTGTCCTACTGAGGCGGGCTTTTTCATTTTCTGCAAAAAATCTGAAAAAACTTTTTTGAACACGACATTAGGTGTCGTATTCAACCTCGAAAATAAACGCACAAAGGCAGAAGGAGGTGAGAACATGCAGAGTGCCATAGATCGCAGACAGCAGGTGCTGGAAGCAATCAGCGACCGAAGACAGGAACAGATTGAGAATCTGGCGACGGAATTCGGTGTCAGCAGAAGAACGATAGAGCGCGATATCTTGGTGCTTTCGTGTTCTTACCCCATCATCACGGTACAGGGCGGCGCAGGCGGCGTCCGAGCAGCTGACGGATGGTACCTCAGTCGCCGGTATCTGCACGATGATCAGGAAGCACTTCTTCGCTCTCTCCTCCCCGGACTGCAGCCGGAGCAGCAGAAAACGATGGAGAAAATCCTGACTGCCTTTGCAAAACCACAAACGAAGGAGACAAGACATTGAATGCAATAAGAGACGGAAACCACATTCGCGTATTCGACGCATACGGGATCAAAGAGAGCATTAAAGAGATCGATGGTCGCTTCTACGACAACGATAACAAAGCGTGGGTTATTCCTTTCACCAAAGAGAACGTGGCGCTGCTCGCATTGCTCGGCGTGGCACTGGATGAATCGCTCGCGATTGTGGTCAAACAGGAAGATGCAGGAGACGAAGTTCCGATCTACCCGATGCCGATCAAGGCAAAACCCTATCAGCATCAGGTCAGAGCGTACAACTTTGCCCTGCGAACCTTCGGGATCGGAGGTAGCGCATGACGGTACATTGCATTGTGTGCGGGAAAGCGCTGGAACGCAACCACCCGAAGAAAAAGAACTTCTGCTGCTCGGAGCACCGAGATATCTGGATGCGGGAGAACGTGGACTTCGCAAAGCTGTCACGCGGACATAAGGCAAAACACCTCACCGCGCTGAACAAAGAGCGAAACCCGTACTGCCACATCGCAGATCGCGGCAAAGCCAATTCGAAGAAGGCACGCGCAGCAGCGGAAGCAGTTATCGGCAGACCCCTTGAAAAAGGCGAGGTTGTTCACCACATGAACGGGAATGCCGAAGACAACAGTCCGCAGAATCTGCTGGTCATGCCGGACAGGCAGCACCGGCAGCTGCACATGGCGCTCGCAATCGAGCAGATGGAAGGTGGTGATACCGATGGCAAGTAAAGGTTGTGCCTTCCTCATGGATATGGGAACCGGCAAGACGATCACGACCATCGCGGTCGCCGGAACGCTCTACCGAAAGCACCTGATCACACAGATGTTGGTAGTGTGCCCGAAATCCATCGTCGACGTCTGGGAGCAGGAATTCGAGAAGTTCGCGGACTTCGATTATGAGCTCGCAGTTCTGGACGGAAGTTGCGCGAAGAAGGCAGACACGATCCGATACATGATCGGCAACGGTCTGCAGGTCATCGTGGTCAACTACGAAAGCTGCTGGCGTCTGGAATCGGAACTCACGAAGTGGCACCCGGACATGATCGTCTGCGACGAATCGAGCAAGATCAAGAACCCGCAGGCGAAATGCTCGAAAGCACTGCACCGGCTCGGAAAGATCAGCGAATATAACCTGATCCTGACCGGCACCCCGATCACGAACAGCCCGCTGGACTTCTTCAGCCAGTACAAGTTCCTCGACGAGAAGATCTTCGGCGGCAGCTTCTACAGCTTCCGAGCGAAATACGCTATCGTCGGCGGGTACCAGAACCATCAGATCATCGGGTACAAGAACCTCATTGAACTGGTGCAGAAGGCACACTCCATTGCATACCGGATCCGTATCGACGAAGCCGTTGATCTGCCGGAATTCGTGGAGGAAGTGCGACCGGTCAAACTGGAGCAGAACGCCCAGAAGATCTATGACGGTATCGAAAAAGACAGTTTCGCCGAGCTCATGAACGGCGAGATCACCACGCGAAATGTGCTGACGCAACTGCTTCGATTGTCGCAGGTTACAGGCGGTTTCGTCCGAAACGACGCAGGCGACGATGCGCAGCAACTCTCGACGGCAAAACTCGATGCGCTGGAGGACATCATCGACAGCTGCATGGAGGAAGGCAAAAAGGTCATTGTGTTTGCCCGCTTCGTGCCGGAGATTGAGGCGATCGCCAGATTGCTTCGGAAGAAGGACATCGGATACGCGCTGATCAAGGGCGACGTCAAGGACAGAGCCGAGCAGGTCGAAGCATTCCAGACGGACCCGGACGTGAAGGTGTTCGTCGGACAGCTTCAGACCACCGGTATGGGACTGACGCTCACGGCAGGCAGCGTCTGCGTGTACTATTCGCTGGACTTCTCCTACGCGAACTACCAGCAAAGCATGGCGCGGGTGCGCCGAATCGGACAGACAAAGCGCGGGGTGTATATCCACCTCGTCGCAAAGGACACGATCGACGAAAAGGTCATGGGAGCACTGAAGCAGAAGGCGGACGTCTCGAAGCTGCTCGTCGACGACTACAAAAAAATCATTGGAGGATAACGATATGGAAGATACCATGCTCACCACGGCGGACGCCCTGAAAGCGCTCCGCGACAAGAAGAACGAACTGCAGGCGCAGCTCAAGGCAGTACAGGAAGAACTCGACACGAAAGAGGCGGAGCTCATCGAAAGCATGACCAGTGCCGAGTGCACCGGCTTCGATCGCAACGGCACCCGCTTCAGTCTGGTCATCCGCGAGTACCCCGGCGCTATTCCGGAGGAAAAGGAAGAACTGTACAGGCGCATGAAGGCGCACGGCTTCGAACACCTCTTCACCATCAACACGATGACGCTGCAAGGGACGCTGAAAGAACTGAAGGCAAACAACGGCGACGTCCTGCCCGACTGGCTGGAAGACGTCGTGAAGGTCTTCGAGCAGCCCAGCATCCGCGTCAGCAAATCCAGATAACAAAAACAAAAATAAAGGAGATTTATATCATGGCTAACAAGAAAAACACCGAAATCGCAGTTGTCAATAACAACACCGGCTACCTCACCGAGGTGGTCAATCTCGCAGAACTCTTTTCCGAGGAACTCGACGGGCTTCGTCCCAGCTTCGAGCGCGTAAAGATCCCCGCAGGCGGCGGGCTCGCCTATGAGCTTCCCAGCGAGGATCCCGAAAACCCGGACACCGAGAAGGAGTTCAGCGCGGTCATTCTGTACCACCACCCGATCAACAGCTACTACAAAGAGAAGTTCAACGGCTCGAACACTCCGCCCGACTGTGCCAGCATCGACGGCAAGATCGGCGTCGAGAGCGAGACCGGCGAATGCAAAGACTGCAAGAGCTGCCCGCTCGCCAAGTTCGGCAGCGGAGAGAACGGCGGCATGGCGTGCAAGCAGAAGCGCAGAATGTACCTCATCCGCGAGGGCGAAATGCTCCCGATGATCATGACGCTTCCCACCGGCTCGCTCGGCGAGTTCACGAAGTACGTCACCCGCCTCGTCACCAAGGGTATGAAGGCGAACCACGTTGTCACCAAGTTCGCGCTCAAGCGTGCGCAGAACAGCACCGGTATCAACTACAGTCAGGTGGTCTGCAGCGTCGAGCGCGTCCTCTCCCCGGAGGAAAAGAAGAACGTGGCGGCAATGTCCGAGCAGGTCAAGTTCATCGCTGGCAGCGTCAGCGTGGCTGAGACCGAGACGGCGACCGAAGACTAACCAACCGGCAGATGTGGGATCTGCCTCATCGGATCCCACATCTGCATCATAAGAGGGCAAATATATGCAGAAACAAGACTACAAGACAGTCCGCGCGATTGCGGACATTGATAAATATATCGGAGACGCGGGCGTGATTGCCTTCGACTTCGAAACATCACCGAAGGACGAATACCGAGGCGAAGAATTCGCAGCGCTGGACGCGCACAAATCCGACATCACCGGCGTGTCCCTCTCTGTGAAGGCTGGCACCGGCATCTACGTCCCTCTCCGGCACCGCATCGGAGAAAACGCAGACATCGGCAGCGTGACGGAATACCTGAAGAAGCGCCTGTACCAGAACGGCAGCACGGTCAAGATCGCGCACAACATGGCATTCGAGGCGATGTTCCTTTACAAGGACGGCATTGTGCTGCAGGAGCCGGTGTACGACACGATCGTGGCAACGCAACTCACGCTGAAGAACGATTATGAGTTCCGCGAACTGTCGGACAGCGGTCTGAAGACGCTTGTGCCATACCTCTACGGCGTGGATTTGCCGAAGTTTGAGGACGTGGTCGGAGATAAATACTTCGACGAACTCGATCCGGACGACTGGGACACCTGCCGCTACGCCTGCGCCGACTCAGACTGGGCGCTGCAGCTGCGGGATACGTTCAATGCGTGGTTTGAGACGAACATTCCAAAGCACCGCTTCATCTGCGAGCAGATCGAGAGCCCGACAGCCGTTTTCACCGGAATGATGAAATACAACGGCGTGCTCTTTGATACCGAACTCATGGAGAAAAAGAAGGCGGAAGCCGAAGAACACCTCGTCGAACTTCGCACAAAGATCCAAGAGATCATCGGCGACGTGGACATCGGCGAGAACTGCAGCACGCAGGCATTCAAGGAATATCTGTACAAGACTGAGAACCTGCCGGTGCTGAAAACCACCACGAAATACGCGGAGGCGGCGGACGATGAAGCGATCCAGCTGCTTCGTGCCTACTGCAGCAAGAAAAGACCGGAACTGGTGGCGTTTTTCGATACCGTTCAGGAGTTTCGCAAGTGGGCGAAGATCAAGAGCACCTACATCGACGGCTACATGAAATGGATCAACACGGCAACGGGCAGGATTCACCCCGACCTCATGCCGATGGGTACCGACACCGGACGCTTCGCATCGAGGAAACCGAACCTGCAGAACATGCCCCGCAAAGGCAGCGATCCGATCGGCGTGCGTCAGTTCGTTATAGCCCCAGACGGTACGAGTTTTCTGGATTTTGACTTCTCGCAGATAGAGCTGCGCGTCGGCGCATTCTACTGCAGGGACCCGTTCATGATGGAAACCTACCGGACGGGCGGAGATATCCACGCATCAACGACCTCGGTCATCTTCGGCATTAGCGTCGAGGAAGCGCAGGACAAGGACAATCCGGATTATAAAGAGCGCCGGACGATCGCAAAGAACGTGAACTTCGGTACCTTCTACGGACTGTTCCCGCGTGGGCTGCAGCGGACGCTGAAGTTCAAGGCAGGGCTCGAAAAGACAGAAGATCAATGTGCTCAGATCATCGCCAATCTCAAAGCCGGTTATCCTCGCCTATCGGAATGGCAGGAAGAAACGGTCAAGGCAGCGCGGATCAATAAGTACAGCGAGACGTCCTTCGGTCGCAGGCGCTACCTGCCGAATATCAATAACCAGCGCGACTGGGGAAAGCGCAGCTTCGCGGAGCGCTGCAGCATGAACACACCGATTCAAGGAACGGCAGCGGAGATATTGAAGCTGGCGATGGGCGACCTGATTTACGAGCTCAAGGACAAGCCGTATATCCGCCCGATACTCCAGATTCATGACGAACTGCTTTTCGAAGTGGATAACGGTCATGAGGAAGAAGCGATCCGCATCATCCGCTCAGCGATGGAACGCACCCCGTTCGAGGGCTTTGACATTCCGATCGTGGCGGAGGGCGAACACGGAACGTGCTTCGGTAAGCTCACCGAGCTGGAGGTGTGAGATGTACCGAAACAGTTCAGGATACCCGGCACCGACCGAGGGCTACGTGTACGCAAAACTGATGCGCGAGTACAGGCAGCAGCAGCGCGAGATCTACAGGCGCAATGAGGAAATCAAACACCGTCCACGGGTATATATTGTTTCAAAGTACGCTGGCGACGTCGAAAAGAACGTGGCAGATGCGATCGGATATTGCCGGACAGCGATCCAGCGGAAACGGATCCCGATTGCCTCGCACCTCTTGTACCCGGCGATACTCGACGATAACGATCCGGCGCAGCGCGAGCTCGGACTCCTGTTTGGTCACGTGCTGCTCGGGTTGTGCGATGAGGTCTGGGTGTGCGGCACAGATTACTCGCCCGGCATGCAGGCGGAGATACACGAAGCGAAACGGCTGAAAAAGCAGATCGTTTACTACAACGAAAGGATGGAACAACTCCATGAAAATGATAGATGAAGCATTGAAATACGCAAAAGCCGGAATACCCGTGTTCCCGCTCCATTGGTTGAAAGCAGACGGAAACTGCTCCTGCAGGCAGGGCGCATTGTGCCAAGCAAAAGGCAAACACCCGCGCATCAAGAATTGGGGCGACGAAGCGACGATCGATACCGGCAAGATCACAAAATGGTGGAACGACACCCCGCTCGCCAACATTGGTATTCCGATGGGAGAAAAAAGCGGACTGGTAGCGCTGGACGTGGACACGCGACACGGCGGCGACAAGAGCTTGGAAGCGCTGGTCAAAGAATACGGCGAACTGCCGAAGACAATCACGGCGACTACCGGAGGCGGCGGAAAGCACTATGTGTTCAAGTACACGGACGACCTCGCACTCAAGAACGCGGTCGGTTTCCGCGACGGGCTTGACGTCCGGACACAGGGCGGATTGATCGTCGTCGCACCCAGCACACATCAAAGCGGCAATCGCTATGCGTGGGATGCGGGGCTCTCCCCGTTCGAATGCGAAGCGGCAGATATGCCCAGCTGGCTGGTCGATGAGATCCGGAAGGTTGGCAAGAAGATTCCCGAAAAGAAGAAACTCGCAGATGCGTCGAAGGAACGTAAGAAAATTACGGAAGGCGGACGCAATACCTACCTCGCCTCGCTCGCCGGAGCGCTCCGTCGCAAAGGCATGGAGGAAGATGGCATCCTCGCAGCGTTACGCGCAGAAAACAGCAGCAGACTCGACCCGCCTCTCGACGATGAGAACGTGGTGGCAATCGCGCAGAGCATTTCACGATACGAACCCGGCGAGAAGGACGATCAGTTCAAACTGACCGACGTCGGCAACGCAGAGCGCTTCGTGGCAATGTTCAAGGACGAAGTCAAGTACTGCGCGGTCTATAAAAAGTGGTTTGTCTGGAACGGCAAGTACTGGGAGCAAGACGATGGCACCATCATCGAATACGCGATCCAATGCGTGCGCAGCATCTATACCTACGCGGACATGCTGCCGGAGGGCGATCAGCGCAAGGCACTCATCCAGCATGCAAACCGCAGCGAGAACGGCAACCGGATCAAAATGCTTTTGAGTCTGGCATCAGGGAAAAAAGAAGTTTCGATCACACCGGACGACTGGGACGCAAACCCGTGGCTCATCAACTGCCAGAACGGCACAGTCAACCTCAAAACCGGCAAACTGCAGCCCTTCTGCAAAGAGGACTACATCACACGGATCTGCAGCACCGGATTCGACGAAACGGTCGCAACGCCTCTGTGGGATTCGCTCCTCGAAACGATTACGAAGGGCGATGCCGACATGATCCGTTACATGCAGAAGGCGCTGGGCTACGGACTGACCGGCGACATCTCCGAGCAGGCGATGTTCATGCTGTACGGCACCGGCAGCAATGGCAAGAGCACATTCCTCAATATCTTCTCGGCGGTCATGAATACCTACGCCCAGAGCACATCGTCGGAGACGTTCATGCTGAAAAAGAACGAAGGCGTGAACAACGATATTGCTCGGCTCAAAGGCGCACGCTTCGTGACGGCGATCGAGATGGAGGAAAACAAGCGTCTCGCCGAATCGCTCATCAAATCGATGACGGGCGGCGACAAGCTGGTCACACGCTTCCTGTACGGCGAATACTTCGAATATGTCCCGCAGTTCAAGGTGTTCTTTGCGACGAACCATAAGCCGGATATCAGGGACACCACAAATTCAATATGGCGACGCATCAAGCTGATGCCGTTCGAAAACACGTTCACGGAAGCCAATCGAGACAAGCACTTTGCGGATAAGATCCTCGCAAAAGAGATGCCCGGCATTCTGGCGTGGGCGGTCAAAGGGTGTCTGCTCTGGCAGGAAGAAGGCATCAAAGAGCCGGAAGTTGTCAGGAAAGCGACGTCGAATTATCGCGCCGAAATGGATTCGTTTGCCACGTTCTTCGAGGAATGCTGCGAGGTGCGTGAAAACGGACGCGTTTCGAACAAACTCCTCCGTGCAGCATACGACGAATGGTGCAAGGAAAACGGCGAATACGCATTATCACAGCGCCCGTTCAGCCAGAAGCTGATTGAGCGCAAGTTCGTCAAGCGTCGAGTACCCGGCAGCGGCGCTTACGAATGGACGGGCTTTGCCCTTCGTGGCAGCGCAGCGCCTCTGTGAAGTGTGAAGGATTGTGAAGCGATTTTCTAAAAAGCCATATATGAGAGACATATAGAGAGGTTTACCCAAAATAACTTCACACGGTTCACAACTTCACAGGCGGGAGGAAAAACAGATGAACGAAGCAGCATTGATACAGAAAATACGCAAATATCTCGCCACGGTGCCGGATTGTTTCTTCTGGAAGGAACACGGCGGACAATACGGCACCGCAGGCATACCCGATATAATCGTTTGCCACAAAGGACGCTTCATCGCGCTGGAGGCGAAGGTCGGCAGGAACAAACCGACAAAGCTGCAGGCAGCGACGATCGACCAGATCAAGAGAGCCGGAGGAACGGCAACGGTCGTTTACAGCGTCGAAGATGTGAAGGCGGTTATGTCAGAAAAGGAGGCAGAAGATGGATGATCCTTATAAGAATCTGGCAAACGCCATTATCATACAGGCGGCAACCGATTACCGGAAAGCCCTGTGCCAGTTAAAGCGAAATCCCAAATACGAACCGGCACAAATCACCAAACGCGAGTGTGAACGCTTCTTCCACTCCGAATGGTTCCGCTTCTTGACGGACGCGGATCCTGAATACCTGATAAAACACCTTCAGAGGGCAGCAACATGACAGCGAAAGAGCTTTTAGAGAGAATCATCAAAATACGCAAAGCCATCGATTACCGGAAGACGAAAATTGACGCTCTGGTGGCGCAGGCGGAAAACACCTCCTGCCGCCTCACCGGAATGCCGCACAATCCGAGCCCGGACACCTCACCGATGGCGACGGCGATCTGCAAAAAGGTCGATTTGGAGCGCGAGATCGAAACACTCGAAGCGGAGCGAAACGCGCACATCGCCAAGATCGACATTTTGGAAGATGAAGTTCTCTCACGGCTCTTGAATCTGCGATATGTGCAGGAAGCCAAATGGGACGTAATAATGGCGGAAATGGGCTATTGCGAAACGCACATTCACCGCCTGCACAGAAAAGCCCTCACCCTTCTCGATAAAAAACTGAAAGAAGGCAGTAAAAGGCAGTAAATGGCAGTAAAAGGCAGTCGGGATTTGTGATAGTATTATAATGGCGAAGAACCATAGAGAGCTCACGCGGATTTAGCGATCTGCGTGGGCTTTTTCTATGGTCTTTCGGGGAGTCTTTCCGACGTCTTTCGAGGCGTCTTTTCCGAATCTTTCCGAAATCTGTCGAGGCGCTTTTCGGCGTCTTTCCGAAATCTGTCGATCCGTTTTTCGACGTCTTTCGACAAATCTCGAACGCGTCTTTCCGCGTCTTTCGACCGGTCTTTCTCGCGTCTTTCGGAAATCTCGAAACCGTCTTTCCGAGATATGTCGGAATATCTCTTGCCGTCTTTCTACGGAAAGAGGCGGTTTTAGCGGGTTTTCGGGCGTCTTTCGACAATATCGGGCGATATCTCGGATCGTCTTTCGCGGCGTCTTTCCCGATCTTTCGCCAATATGTCGGCACGTCTCGAAGCGTCTTTCGGACGTTTTTCGGCGCGTCTTTCACCGTCTTTCAGGCGGTCTTTGTCGCGTCTTTCGGCGTGTCTTTCCCAAATCTTTCAGGAAGGAGAGCGTAGATGGCATACAGAAAAGTCGGCGCTTTGGAGCAGTGCTGGTACATCATCAGGTGGAAGATCAGCCAGCTGTTCCACAGAAAAAAGAAGTAATGCCGAGGAAGCCCAAGAGACCGTGTTCCTACCCCGGCTGTCCCAACCTCACGGACGGACAGTACTGCGAGGAACACAGGACGCAGGCACGGCAGCAGTATGACAGATATGAACGAGCACCCCGCACAGCCAGCAAGTACGGCAGAGCGTGGCACCGGATACGTGCCAGATATGCGGCAGCTCACCCACTGTGCGAACAGTGCCTCAAAGAAGGCAGGATCACACCCGTGGAGGAAGTTCATCACATCATACCGATATCACGTGGCGGTACACATGCAGAGAGCAACCTGATGAGTCTCTGCCAGAGCTGCCACAATAAGATCCACCACGAGCTGGGAGACCGGTAGGGGGATCAAAATCTTGAAAACTTGATTAAACGGACAACGGCGTGGGGTCTCGCGTGAAAAATCGGGAAATCAAGAGGGGTAATAGCCCCGCGAAATCAAGTTTTTTCGGGAAATCAAGTTGAAAAAAGGAGGCGACGGAATGGCGAATGGTCATGGCGGCAGCCGTCCCGGCGCAGGACGGAAGAAAAAGGCGCTATCAGAAAAGCTCATAGACGGAAACCCGGGCAAAGCACCACTCACGAAGCTGCAGTTTGACCTGAAGGACACGGACATGCACGGTGAGGACATGCCACCCGTTTCGGAGTACCTCAAGCAGGTCACGAAGAACTCGCAGCAGAACCTCGCGCCTCAGATTTACGAGGATACGTGGAAGTGGCTCAATGAGCGCGGATGCGCACAGTACGTCAAGAAGGAACTGATCGAGCAGTATGCGCTGTACATGCAGCGGTGGATCCAGTGCGAAGAAGGCATCAATCAGTACGGTCTGCTTGCCAAGCACCCGACCACACAGATGCCGATCGCCAGCCCGTATGTGAATATGGGCATTTCGTTTTTGAAGCAGGCAAACATACTGTGGCTGCAGATTTACCAGATCGTCAAGGACAACTGCGAGACGCCCCTCGGCGGCAGCAATCCGAATGACGACCTGATGGAAAAGCTGCTCGGATAAGGAGAAGGATATGCAGATAGAAAAGATCGCCGTCGAGAAACTCAAGGCGGCGGAATACAACCCGCGCAGGGCGCTCAAGCCCGGAGACGCGGAATACGAAAAGCTCAAGCGCAGCATCAAGGAGTTCGGCTACGTGGAGCCGGTCATCTGGAATAAGCAGACCGGAAACGTGGTCGGCGGACACCAACGGCTGACGGTCATGAAGGATCTCGGGATCACAGAGATTGACTGCGTCGTGGTTGACCTCGATCCGATGCGCGAAAAAGCACTCAACATCGCGCTGAACAAGATTCAGGGCGAATGGGACAAAGATAAGTTGGCAGCGCTGCTCACCGAGTTCGACGGCAGCGAGTTCGACGTGACGATGACCGGCTTCGACGCAGCGGAAGTGGACGAACTGCTCAACGCCTTCTATTCCAAAGAGGCGGTGCAGGACGACTTCGACGTCGACGCGGAAAAGGAAAAGATCGATGCCAAAGGCGCGATCACAAAGACCGGCGATATCTGGAAGCTGGGCGAACATCGACTCATGTGCGGCGACTCCACGTCGGAGGTTGACTTTGCAAAGCTGATGAACGGACGCAAAGCGCAGATGACGGTCACGTCCCCGCCTTACGGTGTCGGCAAAGACTACGAAACCAAAGGCATCGAGCCGTGGTTTGAAACGATGCGCCCCGTGGTGAAAAACCTCACCAGATACAGCGGCATTGTCTGCTGGAACCTCGGCGACCTCTATTCCACTGGCACACAGTTCATCGAACCGACGAACTTCTATTCTTCGCAGCTGTTCAGCGAACAGGGTTTCCGCCCGATCTGGATACGGATCTGGAAGAAGCAAGGCATGAACTTCGGCGTCGGACCCTACCACCTTGTCACGAACAAGCCGGTGCAGCAGTACGAATACATCTCCGCTTTCAGCAAAAACGGCGACGTGGAGTACAACGATCAGGAATACGTGTGGCTGTCGGCATACGCGGGACACGCATACCGATTCGTCAAGCGCCTCACCAAAGAGGAACGAAAGAACTGGGGCTACGCGGGCATCTGGGAGATGACCACGGTACGCGCCAATAAGGATCACCCGGCGATGTACCCGGTGGAACTGCCTTGGCGCTGCATCAAGATGCATTCGGACAGAGGCGACATCATCCTCGAGCCCTTCAGCGGCAGCGGCACAACGATCATCGCGTGCGAGCAGCTGGAGCGCGTTTGCTATGCGATGGAAAAGAGCCCGGAGTATTGCGATCTCGCGGTCAAACGCTGGGAGGAATTCACCGGTCAGAAGGCAGAACGAATCAGAAAGACGGAGGACACAGACAATGTTTGAAAAAGTAAATCCGGCGCACCCGGACAAAATCGCAGACAGGATCGCCGGAGCGCTGGTCGATCTTGCCTATGAAAAAGAAGACAGCCCGAAGATCGCAGTCGAAGTGCTCATCGGACACGGCTTCTGTCATATCATCGCAGAGACATCGGTGCACATTCCGATCGAGGAAGTCACGGCAGCGGTGGAACGTATTGCAGGCGTACTTTCGATTGACTACTTCGAGGTCGAACAGGACGCGATCCTCGCGCACAACCAGAAAAAGAAGATCCGTTGCGGCGACAACGGTATCTTCCGTGGCGTGCCGGTAACGGATGAACAGCGCACGTTGTCGGATATCGCAAAAGAGATCTTTGCGAAGTACCCGACGGACGGCAAATACATCCTCGACGGCGATCGCCTCATCATCTGCCAGAGCAGCGCAAAGACAGAGACGCTGAAGAAGGAATATCCGGAAGCGGAGATTAACCCGCTGGGCGACTGGACGGGCGGCACCGACGTCGATACCGGAGCAACGAACAGAAAACTCGGCAGCGACATGGCGGACAGCGTCACAGGCGGCGGGCTGCACGGCAAAGACCTCAGCAAAGCCGACGTCAGCGTCAATATCTACGCATGGCTCAAGGCACAGAACGACGAAGTGCCGGTGGAACTCTGCTGCGCAATCGGCGACGAATACGTGGACGGCAGACGGTACGAAGATATCGTGCGGATCGCACGCGACTTCATCCGCGCCATAGGCGGTTTTGAAAAGTTCGCGGAGTGGGGTTTGGTATGAACATTGAGAAAATCAGTGTCGATAAACTCCTCCCCGCAAAGTACAACCCGAGAAAAGACCTGAAGCCCGGCGATCCGGAGTTCGAGAAGCTGAAACGCAGCGTCGAAGAATTCGGATACGTCGAGCCGATCATATGGAACAAGCGCACAGGCGTGGTCGTTGGCGGGCACCAGCGTCTCAAGGTATTGCAGCACCTCGGATACAAAGAGGTCGACTGCGTCGTGCTGGACATCGACGAACAGAAGGAAAAGGCGCTCAACGTGGCACTGAACAAGATCAGCGGAGCATGGGACGTCCCGCTCCTGACAGCCCTGTTGAAGGACTTGGAGGAAAGCGGATTTGACGCGACACTCACCGGCTTCGATGTCAGTGAGATGAGTGATCTGTTCGACGACCAGAGCGAGATCGTGGAAGATGATCCGCCCGATGCAGCACCGGAAGGCAGCGAGCCGTTTTCACAGCTCGGCGACAGATGGCTTCTCGGCAGGCACGTTCTCTACTGCGGCGACAGCACCGAGAAAAAGGATGTCGCAGCGCTCATGGACGGAAAGACGGCAGACCTGATCGTAACGGATCCGCCATACAATGTCGCCTACGAAGGCAGCAACGGACTGACGATCCAGAACGACGATATGCCAGAAGAACAGTTCCGTGCATTCCTCGTCGCAGCATTCAACCGGATGCACGAAGCGGTCAAGCCCGGCACCCCGTTCTATATATGGCACGCGGAAACGGTCGGAGGCGCATTCAGGTCGGCGACAAACGAAGCACTCGGCAAGGTGCGTCAGATGCTCATCTGGAACAAGAACGCATTCACAATGGGACATCAGGACTACCAGTGGAAGCACGAAGCGTGCATCTACGGTTGGACGGACGGAGCCAGCCACTACTTCGTGGACGACCGGACGCAGGCGTCGGTTATCGAGGATAAGCGAATCAACATCGCAAAAATGAAAAAAGAGGAAATGCGCGAACTGCTTCGAAAGATCTTCAGCGACAAGGTATCCACGACCGTGATCGATGAGAACAAACCGGCACGGAACGCGGAGCACCCGACGATGAAACCCCTCAAGCTGCTGGCGCGTCTGATCAAGAACAGTTCCCGACAGGGAGATATCGTGCTCGACACCTTCGGCGGCAGCGGCAGCACTCTCATAACCTGCGAGCAGCTCGGACGATCCTGCTATACGATGGAACTCGATCCGAAGTACGCGGACGTGATCGTGAAGCGCTGGCTCAAGTTCACCGGTGCGGATCACGCGGAGCTTGTCAGGAACGGCAAAAAGAGCGTCGTGAAAGCAGATATGTTGTAATTGCTAATTCGTGTTTTTCTTCGCGTTTTCGCTGGACTTTCCGAAATCTTTCTGGCTTAATTGTCCTACCAAAAACAAGGAGGCACGACCCATGAAAGTAAGCGAAATGAACCAGAGAGAGAAAAAGGCATTCTACAACATCAAGCACGCAGCCAACGACCTGCTCGGCGGGCTGGAAAACACGCTGCTCGACTACGGGCAGGACGAACCGGAATACAAGAGCGCGAAAGCGCAGCTCGCGGATCACGAAGGGCTGGTCACAGAACTCTATGGAATGGCGACCACGGCGATCTACGGCGAAGGATACTGCTGCTTCAATCCGGCGACGGTCGAGAAGGAACTGCGGGACATCAACTTCTGCGGCAAGGCATGGCTGATGGAACGCTGCGACAAGCGGATCACCAAGGAAGGAAATTAAGGAGGCGGCAGCGATGACATACACGACCAGAAAAGAAGCAGCGGACGCCTGCAAGTACGAAGCATCGGCAGCCGAGAGATTCAGCTCGGCTGCCATCGAAGCGGCAAAGAACGGCGAATGCCGGAAAGCATGGAACCTCGCAGATCAGGCACGCATGGCAGCGAGATGCGCGATGCAGGCGCACGAAGATCTGTGGGAACTCGCCGGAGAGGACATGACCAGCGCGGAGTTCGACGCCTTCGAGAAGGCGGAGATCGCCCAGACCGACGCAGGCAGAGCCGAACGCGCAGCAGCGGCAGCGGTCGAAAAGCTGAACAAAGACGCACTCGACACGCAGCTCGACGCGCTCTGCGAAGCGACGGACACCAGCCGAGATGGGATCAAGGCGCTGATGAAATACTACACGGAAACGTGCGGATGGACGAAAGAAGCAGCGGTCGAGCACATCAAGGGACTGTTCGATAACGGCACAATCGACCTGATCAAATCACTGTAAAACAAGGCGGCACGGGAGCAATTCCGCGACCGTTTTTTAATTGTGTTCTAATTGCTAATTCTCGCGTTTTGGGCTGGACTTTCGGAATTCTTTCTGGCTTAATTGTCCTACCAAAAACAAGGAGGCACAACCCATGAAAGAATACGAAATCCACGTGTGCGCGAGCTACAAAACCGATGGCGGTAGCAAGGAATGGAACTGCTTCAAAGAGTACGTCAACGCGGACACCGCAGCGGAAGCAAAGCGGATCCTGAAGGCGCAGCTCAAAGAAGACGGGTACCACAACATCACGATGGCAGCCATCGAGGTATAAGGAGGACACAACCATGGTAAAGCTCAGTAAGTTCTACAACCTGATCAGCCGGAACGCGACGGTCACACTCACCAACAGCAAGCTCGACAAAACCTACTACGAAGGCAGCGCGAGAAGCATTCCTGCAGAATACGATGACTGCACGGTCGAAGACTTCTGCATGTCAAACGACGGCGACCTGCTCTTCAAGATCAAGGTCAAGGAGAAAGCACCGACAGCCCCTAACTGGAAAGAGGGCGCACTGCGGGTGTACGACGAAAGCTACCACTACTGGGCGAAGGTCTACGAGACCGGATCGCAGTACGGCATCGACGGCGGCAGAGTCAGCAAGCTGACGATCAGGCGGAACGGCGAGATCGTCGCAAACTTCGATCGCGGATGGGATGTCACGCCGGTCGACGAAGGTACGCAACTCGCGATGGAGATCATCCTCCATCAGTACGCATAAGGAGGACACGGATATGTTCGGAATCAGCAGAGAGACGGTGGAACGTCTGAGACGCGAATACCCGGTCGGATGCCGCGTCGAGCTCGTCCAGATGGACGACTGCCAAGCGCCACCGATCGGCACCAAAGGAACGGTCAGAGGCGTCGATGACATCGGCAGCATCATGGTCGCATGGGACAACGGCAGCGGGCTGTCGGTCGCATACGGCGAAGACAGATGCAGGAGGATCGACGAATGAAAAAGCCGGTACTCGAATACGACAGTCGCGGACCCAGCGGAAACATCTACTGGATACTCGGTCAGGTGCGCAGGATCATGCAGAAGCAAGCGCGGATCATCGCTTACAACGATATGTGGGAAAAGGTACAGAACGCGCACAGCTACAACGAAGCGCTGGAGATCATCGGTAAGGAGGTTACACTGATCGACACCGCGAAATAACGGACGGCGGCAGCGGAAAATGCTGTCGTTTTTTGTCGGAAAAAATAAGGAGGGACAGAGCGATTGGCGGAAAAGAAGATCATAGTCCCGGAGAAAAAGCTCATCACAAACGCCAGTCTCGCCGATCGCGCCGTCGCATTTATCTCCGCCCTCAAGCACACGAAGGGCGAATGGCACGGAAAGAATTTTGAACTGCTGCCGTGGCAGGAAAAGGTCGTGCGGGACGTCTTCGGAACGGTCAAAGCAAACGGATACAGACAATACAACACGGCATATATCGAAATACCGAAAAAGCAAGGCAAGAGCGAGCTCGCAGCAGCGGTCGCTCTTTATTTATTGGCTGGCGACGGTGAATGGGGTGCTGAAGTGTACGGCTGCGCAGCAGACCGGCAGCAGGCGTCCATCGTGTTCGATGTCGCATGTCAGATGGTGGAACAGTGCCCGGCGCTCAAAAAGAGGATCAAGCCGGTACTTTCCCAGAAGCGATTGGTCTACACCCCGCTGAACAGTTTCTATCAGGTGCTGTCGGCGGAATCATACACGAAGCACGGACTCAACGTCCATGGCGTCGTATTCGACGAACTGCACGCACAGCCGAACAGACTCTTATACGATGTTATGACGCACGGCTCCGGCGACGCCCGGAAGCAGCCGCTGTTCTTCCTGATCACGACTGCAGGCACCGACCGGAACAGCATCTGCTGGGAGGTGCACCAGAAGGCGCAGGACATCATCGCGGGACGGAAGATCGACCCGACGTTCTATCCGGTCATTTACGGAATACCGGATGACGCGGACTGGTCGGATGAAAAGAACTGGTATCTGGCAAACCCGTCGCTGGACGTGACGGTGGACATAGATAAACTCCGAGCTGCTTACCAGAGCGCGAAGGACAATCCGGCAGAAGAAAACCTGTTTCGGCAGCTCCGACTCAATCAGTGGGTAAAACAGAGCGTGCGCTGGATGCCGATGGACGCATGGGACAAGTGCGATTCAGTGGTGGATCCCGAGGCGCTCATCGGGCGCGAATGCTATGCCGGACTCGACCTGTCGAGCAGCACCGACATCACAGCGTTTGTCCTCGTATTTCCGCCCAGAGATGAAGATGAGAAATACATCGTTCTCCCGTTCTTCTGGGTACCGGAAGATACGGTCGAGCAGCGCGTCAGACGCGACCACGTCCCCTACGACGTGTGGGTGAAGCAAGGCAGCGCGATGACGACCGAAGGCAACGTTATCCACTACGGCTTTATCGAGCAGTTCATTGTTGAACTCGGCAAGAAGTACAACATCCGCGAGATCGCCTACGACCGGTGGGGTGCGGTGCAGATGAGCCAAGATCTTGAAAACGAAGGCTTCACGATCGTCCCGTTCGGTCAGGGCTTCAAAGATATGTCACCCCCCTCGAAAGAGCTCATGAAACTGGTGCTCGAAGGACGGATCGCGCACGGCGGCAACGCCCCGCTTCGCTGGATGATGGATAACATCTTCGTGCGGACGGACCCGGCTGGCAATATCAAGCCGGACAAAGAAAAATCAACGGAACGCATCGACGGCGCGGTCGCCACGATCATGGCGCTGGACAGAGCGATCAGACATCAAGGAAGCAGCGAGAGCGTGTACGACTCTCGCGGCATACTCTTTATTTGATTTTAGCCACTTTTTCTTCGAAAAACGGCAAAGTTGCGTAAAAAGTTGAAAAACCCCTTGATTTTTGATAAAATGTGAGTATAATAAAACGATTTGGTCAAGATGCCAGATGGGCGGCTTGGGGAAACAAGGAGAAAAAGGTATGTATCACTGGATTGAGGATAAGGACTTTCTGAACAGAATGAAGTCGCTCTGCTCAGATATCGTCAATCAACTTGTTCAAGCCATCAACAGCGACGGACTCATGGAAGTCAAGCAGCATCTCGTCGGAAGCGGCGCAAAGAACCTCATCACGCAGAACGCTAATGAACCGATCGATCTCGATTATAACCTCGAGATCATCGACAGCGGAGATACGAACATCAATGATGGGCGTGCAATAAAGAACTACGTGAAAGAAGTGTTCGACAGCATACTCATCAAAGCCGGATGGAATCCGTGCCAAGATTCGACTTCGGCGCTTACAACGGATCAGCGTTTTTTCAAAAAAGGAAACAAGACTCCGTTCAGCATCGACATCTGCATTATCAGAGTTGACCGAAATGGCAGCTGGTACCGACTGATCCATCAGAAGACAGGCATTGTTCAGTTGGATCAGTACTACTGGAACGAAGCCCCACAGTCGAAAGGGCTCACCGATCGTGTGGAATGGTTGAAGGACAATGATTGCTGGTTGGAAGTGCGGGATGCATATTTGGAAAAGAAAAATATGTATCTCACCCGAAACGACCGAAATCACCATTCGTTCAACATTTACATTGAGGCGGTAAACGAAATCTACGGTAAGTATAACGGAGGGTTTGGCTATGTTCGATCCATATTTTGATTTAGAAACTGGCGAAATCGGGCATTCGATTTCGGACAACATGCTGATGGACTCCGACGGCGACTTGCTCATGAAGATGTCGGATAACATGGCGCTCGATCGTGACTCAGGAGATATTCACATTATATCGTCATTTGGATCATCTCGATCCGACGATGATGAAGATGACTAAATAACTCAACCGAATACGAAATTAAGCATCTACCGGAAACGGCAGGTGCTTTTTTCATGCCAAAAAGGAGGAAGCATGGGTATCTTTTCAAGCATTTTTAAAGCGCGGGATAAGCCCCAGAACAGAACGTCAGGCAGCGGATACAGTTTCTACATGGGAAACAGTACAGCCGGAAAGACGGTGACGGAGCGCTCGGCAATGCAGATGACGGCTGTTTACAGTTGCGTCCGCATTTTAGCCGAAGCAATTGCCGGACTGCCGCTGCACGTATATCAATACAATAACGACGGCGGCAAGGACAAGGCGCTGAAGCACCCGCTGTACCACATCCTGCACGATGAGCCGAACCCGGAGA